TCTCTGGAGACCACTTGTCTTCGGTAATGCTCAACACCTTATAGTAGTACCATTTTATCATTTCTACGATCTCTTCATCTGAGAAGAAATACCGGCGGAACAAAGTTGTGTCTTCAGTGAGTTCCTTACCCTCAACTTTTAGGAGTGTTGCTGTGGGCTGGACACCTCTGAAATACGGAGTATATGCTACTACGATGCCTTCTGCAATCAGTTTGTCCATTACACTCTCCAGAGTGGGATACTCTGCAAAGGTGAGTTCCAATTCAGTGGCCGTTGTATCTCCTTCAGTCTTATACAACAAAATGTGGCCAGGAATTACTTCCTCACCTGCATTTTCTGGGAGATAACCGGCATCTATAGTAATGTAATGCCCAGCACCTCTGCTCTTCAGAGCAAAAGCGGGGATAATGAAGCGGTCAAAAGTCAGTTCTCTGACCGCCGTCACTATCTCATTCAAAGTAACACTCGCTTGAGCCATATTGATTAAATCCTGAATACCTTTCTGGCAGTTGTAAGGATTGCTGCAACGTCAGTAGGAACGGATGCTTCTCTGTCCTTACGGATAGTATAGCGTGTTCCACCAATAAAGCAGTCAATGTCCTCAATGGTTCTAACCTTTACCAGTTTGGTCTCGGTCTTGACCACTGATGCCTCCTTACCCTTACGAGAGCCATTGGATTTCTCCTTGCCCTCTTCCTGCTTTTCCTTACCCTCTTCAGGCTGTTCACCTGCTTCCTGTGAAGGCTGCTGTGTGGGTTCCTCCTGTGACTCGGGAGCACCTGCACCTTCACCAGTACCTACTTTCTTTTCTTCATTTGATGCCTCATTGAAGTTGACATCTTCTGCACTTTTCTTTGCCATGATTGTTATTTTTATAGAGTGAAAAATAAGGGAAAGGTTCCCACCGACTTACGCGGTGAGAGCCTTTACAATGTTACCCTCCTCAATGATACCTGTGCCCCAGATACCATACCAGCCGAGAGTGTGCTTACGTCCGAGTTCAACAACACCATCGTCACGAAGCTCAACATCCAGAGCGATACCCCACGCATAAGCGTTGTCGCCAAAGAATACAGCCTCATAACCCTCAGTGATAGTGATTCCACCACCATACTTAGCAGCCAGACCAGCGGCGTTAAGATGCGGCATCTGAGTTGTCTCAATAAAGATACATCCCTCATACATACCGACCTCACCGATATACAACTGACGGCGGCCCATATAGGTATTGGCGTTGATCCAGTTAGTATCATCACGAAGCTGACGGAGCTGATGCGGATGAGCAATACATACATAGTAATCGCCATCAATCTTCGGAGCATTATGTGTAGCCAGAACCTCAACAGCATCCTTCACAGTCTTTGTGTTGAATACCGATGAAGAAGACATTGTGGCGGCACTTGCTGCACCATTACCGAAAACTACGTTGGTTGTCTGAAGAACTGCATCGCGGAACTGACCATCCAGAACTACTGCCATATTATTTGCAAGAAGTTTGGAAGCGTCACCCAGCACATCCAGAAGTGAAGTGCGGAGCAGATACTCGGTAACCTGTATAGAATTTGCCTGCTCTTTTACGGGAATTGTAATTTCTGAAGTGGTCATACCTTCGGGAGTAAGTACATCGCTCTCCTCAAGTGAGCCACCGCCGGACAAATTGCCATACTTTGTGAAAACTATCGATTTTCCCTTAACGGCCTGCAAATCACGCTTTACCTTTGCGAACTGGGCAAAACGAAGACGAGGCTGGGCCTGAAAGAGAACCTCGCGTGAATAAAAGTCACGAACTGCCTGGGGAATGGAAACATATCCGCCGGTATTTACGCCAGCAGAAGTGGTCTCACCAAAAACTACTCCAGACAAGCCTATCAAAAGACAGGCGAGAATAAAGATAATCTGTGTCATTTTTGTTTTAATTTGTTTGTGTTCTGTTCTTTACAGAGGCTGCTCTCCTCCATAAGTGTCCTGAAGGTTCTTAAGCAACGTAGCACGCTGGTTCTTGAACTCCTCCATTGTCATCTGTTTAGTTGAAGGAACAGCACCTGCC